CAGTTCCCCGCCGACCTTCCCGCCCACAAACAGGGTGCCCCACTTCTGGACGTAGGCAGGGTGCGCGAATGTGATGATGTCAGGCTTGAAGCCGGCCAGCTTCATCAGTTCGCTGGTGACCTGCCACTCCCACTCCGACATGACGTTGCCGTCAGCCGCATCGACAGAGGGCCAATCAACGACCAGTGCTGTCTTCATCGAAGGGAAGCTCCAACTGGATGGGCACAATCACAACTTGGGTGCGGCGATCCGTAGTCGACGTAGAGACAGGCGCCTCGATGCCCTGCTCCCGCCGCCACCTTTCGCGTTCGATCTCCAGCCTTGCAGCCGGGCTGTAGTTCCTACCCACCTTATCGCTCCCTGTAGAAAACGAGTTCGCCGATTCTAGCAGTTCGTTCCATGTGTGACCAGCGTCGAACGCTCGTGTCATGGAAGAAGATCGCGCCGTTCACCATGTCGATGTAGTCGAAGACGGCCACATAGGCTGCGACTTGGGCGACATGCCACGGGAGCGGATCACGAGGCCGGCGGGTTGCGTTGGTGCAGACCCACGTGAACTGACAGCCGCGCGAGTCCCGCTGGAAGACTACGCCGCAAATGTCAGAGCGGAAACGACCATCCTCGACGCGGTTCAGGACAACTTGGGCGACCGCAACTTGGGCATTGAACGGCTGGTTGCGCGCTTCCCAGTACACTGCCTTCGCCAGACATTCCATCTGGCGGCTGGGGTTTGCATGCGCCTTCAAGGGTAGCCAGCAGAGCAGCAGCGTCAGCACGCCTAGCTTCCACCTCACGTTCGACCTCATTCATCGCTTTCCTTGTTGCGTGCCACGCTTGGGACAGCAGGTCCGACGCTCGATAGTCGTAGTCCGGGGGATGCGTCCCGATCAGGACGGCCTTGGCTACGGCCAGCAGCAGATCGCGTTCGGCGTCAGTCATCGGACACTCCGAAGATCATGAAGCCGGCCATGATTACGGCGGCGGTCAAGATGATTATCTCGGGCCATGTCATGTGTCGGTCTCCATCTGCGCGGCCAGCATGGCATCGGCGCCGTGGGTCAGGCCGGCATCGCGCAGCATTTCCTCGGCCAGCTTGACGGCAGCGAACAGGCGGTTGCGCTCGGACTGGAGTAGTTCCATCGAGGCGACGAGGCGGGACATATCCATAGCCGTGATGCGGCCGTCGTTCTTGGAGTGCATGTACAGGCGACGGGCCTGCGCAACTGCGCTATCGGACATCTTTCTTCTCCTGCCGCATAGCCTGGAAGTCCTCGATGGTGAGGGGAGCAGGCTCGCCGGCTGCCACGAGGATCTCGGTGACCCTGCGGCGAAGCTCGTGTGCGGGGGTGGTCTCAGTGTGGAAGACTTCGAGGATCACGTGAGTACCCTCCTGAAAGTGGAAAGGGGTAGACCGAAGCCTACCCCCTCCCCGTGCCGTTAGGCGGCCTTCTTGTTGTTCATGTACCAGTCGACCGAGTAGTAGCGGTCCACCTTGAGACGCGGCGTATTCAGCGGCGTGCCGTCACGGTTGGAAGTCTCGTGCGACACAGACACCACCACGTCATTGCCCGGCAGGATGTCAGCCACGTCCCGGATCGTCTCGCCCACAACGTCGGCTGAGATACGAGCAAGGCGCTCCTGCACGTAACCGATAGTCTTCTCCGTGATCCACTGGGTATCGCGGAGGCGGCACTTCGCAAGCTCGACGCCTTCCATGTCTTCGTTGTGCATCGGCTCCGTCACCGTGAAGGTAAGCTCGATGCCCTGCGTACCGGAGTTCGCCTTGACGAACTTGACGGACTGGACCGTCACCAGATAGTCACCCGCCGGGGCCTGCCGGAAAGCCGGACGCTCCGAAGCGGTGTTCTCGATCACGGTGTCGAAAAGATCAGCCACTTGCATTCTCCATCTTGGGTTTGTCACTACGAGGTGACGGGGCATAGATACATCTGGAGTACGGCCCCGTCAAGCGTATGTCTCCAGAAATCTCACTTCATCTTCAGGTCCACGCCCGGCCCAATCTTGATGCCCGCAGACTCAAGTTGGTGCTTTGTGAATTCGGCCAAGCGATTTTTCGGAATCGAGCCAAGCACACAGTTGCTCGCACTCCTCCTTTGATAAATACTTTTTTCAAGGTTGTTGAGGCGCTTGACGGTAAGGCCCGCCTCACGAAGCCGGGGTCCACCGACCGGCATGCTATGCTTCTCCTATCTCGAAGGCGCGGCGAAGCCTTTCCACAACGGAGCTACATTCCTCGCGCACCACCACATGGTTTTCTTGCCCGTAGATGATCTCAGTCAAGCCTTCAACTTTAGGATGTGGCTGGGCTGTATGGATAGACTTCGCATTGATGTAGATGACGTTTAGCGGAGCCTTGTGCGTAGTCTCGAACTCAAGCATGCACGGCATGTTACTTACTCCCGGTCAGGCGATCAAGCATGGACGCGAGGTCGAACTCCTCGACGGGCTTGATCAGGTTAGGTACGGAGGAACGCAGCGAAGCCTTGTCGGTGGCGCTGGTCTTGAAGGTACGCTTACCATCGCGCCCGACTTCGAGGTGCCAGATGTCAGAGAAGTAGGTCTGCATCTTCTTCGAGAACTTCTCGCCCACCCCGACCGGGATGTCACGGGCCTTGCCCATGATCCTCCCCTGTTCGTCCTTCTCGCCGGTCTGCATGATGTGCGTCAGCAGAACAACGGAAGCTCCGATCTTAGGCCCGGTCAGCCGGTCGAGGATCGCGCCGTAGTAAGTGCCCGCCACATTGTACAGCGACCGCTTGTCCCGCTTCACCTCGGCATCTTCATTGGATGCGAGCAGCAGCAGTTCACCAAGGAAGGTGCCGCTGTCCACCACGATGACATCCTTCGAAGTCATGTTTGAGGAAGGGCCAAGATCCTCGGTCGCCGTCTTCCAGTGCAACAACATCTTGCCGAAGTGCAGCATTGCTGCATGGGCATCGCGTGTCGCCGTAGCAGAGTCCCCGAAAATGTTTGCGGTGGTGCTCTTCGCGACAACATATGGATTGATGTAGACCTCGCCAGCGCCCGGCTTCAGGTAGGACCCGATGACGCGGCTGTTGTTATCGAAGTCGTGGATCATCAGGCGGTAGCCGGCATTGGCGAGTTGTGCCAGGGCGCCGGTCTTACCAGCCGCAGGTTCGCCACAGATCAGGATGCGAGGCGGGAGCGCCGTCTCTTCGAACTTAGCCACCGAACAAAATCTCCTCTGCGGATTGCTTGCGGATGTTACGTGGATCTGTTTGCCATTGCGGACACAGGTGCGCCACCTGACACCAGTCTTGGCATCGGATGGCCTCGCCCGGCCGGTACTCAACATACAACGAAGACGCTGTGCTGGCAAGCTGTTCCGCATCGACGGGATTGTCGAAGACCCGGATCGCCTTGGCAGCACCCCGCTTGTGGACAGCCCACTTGGCAGGCTTGGCCCAGACATCAGCGTCGGTGCAGGACGCAGGCTCTGCCGCCTGATGCAGACGCACACGCTCCTCGATGAAAGCGTCGGCCTGCTCCGGTGTCCAGAGCGGAACCTCCAGCCTGATGACGGGCGCCTGCGGATAGTCCTGCGACCGGCGGCTCTGGCTCTTGGACCAGTCGCGCAGGATCGCAAGGATGGCAACCGCAGGAATGCTCATGCCCTTCTCGCGTTCAAGCATGCGCCTGTAGATGTTGGTCTGCTCGACCCACTCACGAGGCGGCTGGCCCGGCTTCACCTTGTAGGTGGACGTGAGCTTGAAGTCCAGCAGTTCGCCTGTCGCCAGCAGCAGGTGGTCGACCTGGCCCTTCACCTTCCAGCCTGCATACTCCGCATACAGGGTAGCCTCCACCATGACGAAGGCATCACCATCCGCTGCGCGCTCGATGATGTGGTGCATCGACTGGCCCTGCAACGAATAGATGCGGTCGCTCACATCCTCCTCAAGCTCGTGGTCATGGGCAAGGCGTAGTCTGCGCATCTGCGGCGGGACCAGCAGTTCGGTCACCGAGATGTCGGCCTCGCCTTTCGTATACGAATCGTTGCTGACTGCACGGACGATAGCCTCGGGTAGCCGCAGCTTGTTGGTCAGCTTCATAGCTTGGCGTCCAGCAGATCAGCAGGAAGCGGGGCGGTGCCCTTCTTCTTGCGGGT